ATCGTCGATCGATTCGGGAAATCGACGCCGAGGGAAACAAGGTATGGTTTCCAGAAAATTTCGATCCAGCTGCCGCTATCGCGTTTGGAAGGTCCCTGTCCAATTTTCTAGCCGGCCTTGCCCGGAGAAATCCAGCAGCGTTCTCGTCGGATGCCGATCCACGCGGATTTGATCGCAGCGGTCAGGTGCTGCCCTGGTTCATCCAAAGGCAGCGCTAGACGCGGATCGGGGGCTGACCTGTTACTTGGCGCCACCAGACTCAAAAAACTCATCGCGGGCGTTCAAGGCATTTGACACGTCGGGCAAATCACCGGCATATTCTCATCGTCGCAAGAACTTTGGAGCCCGCGCCGGGAACCGGGCGCGGGCTTTTTGAATCGGGCAGGAACTGCCGCCACATCTCCTTCGTACCGCCGCATTTTCGCTGTCCCGTGCGCCGCATGGAGTTCAGGGAAACGGCCATGAAGAAGTTGTTTGTTGCCGCGCTGATCGCGGCGTCATTCCTTTCGTTCGAGGCACGAGCTCAGGAGCGTGCCGGAAGTGCCGCCCTTGGCGCGGTGTCGGGAGCCGTCGTCCTTGGACCGATAGGTGCAGTGGCGGGCGCCTTCATCGGATACACCGCAGGGCCTGCCATCGCGAGTTCCTGGGGAGTGCGGCGGTCCGGATCGCGATCGCGGGCGCGGCATGCAACATCCTCCGGCCCGGCACCTCAGCAACAGGCTGCCGCCAGCGTAAGTTCGCCGCCATCCGTCAAGTCTGCCGGAACGCGCCCGGCCAGGAACAACGCGCCGCCGGTTCAGGGATTCGACTAGAAGCGGCGGCGACGGCGCTTTCAAATAATTTGACACGTCGGGCAAATCACCGGCATATCTTCATCATCGCCAGAATATCAGAGCCCGCGCCGGTAAATCGGTCGCGGGCTTTTTCAATCCGGACTTCCTGAATCGGACGGAGGCCGCGCGTCATGGCGCCACATCCTCCCATACATTGCTGCCTGCGCGTCGCCAGCGCGCCGCCGTCCGAGCCTTTATTGACCTGCGCATGATCTGTTCGAAAAGTCGGTCCCCACTATTTCGGATCATGCCTTGAATTTGCCGGCGCGCGCGAACGTGCCGGCACGCGGCGTGGCACAAGTCCACGCTCGCATGCGGCCCCGCCCGCGACGATCCTCGATGCGGATCGCGCCTGGGATACGGTTCGCGCCTGAAATGATCGCATGAAGCGCTCATGCCGCACATTCATTCAAACTGAAGCGAGAGGCCGCATGACCGCGTATCTGATTGCGTTCGCACTGGCGGGCCTCGTCACCATCGCAGTGTGGGAGGGATGCTCTTGAGCGCGGAAATCATCCAGTTCATGCCGCGGCCGAAACGCCGCCGCGAGCCGACCGGGTTTCCCGCGAATGCATGTCGCCCGGCGGCACGGCCCGACGATCTCACCATGGATCACGCCGACACGTCGCCTTGCGAATATGTCCTGGCAAACCCCGAAGAAATCCGGATTGAAGATGGCTAAAGCTCTTACCGAAATCCGCTCGCTGGCGCGAACCCACACCCGGACCGCGATCAGGATGCTTGTCAACGTCATGCGCGATCCCAAGGCCTCGGCCGCCGCGAAGGTCGCCGCCGCCAACAGCATTCTGGATCGCGGCTGGGGCAAGGCCACGCAACCGATCGGGAACGGCGAGGACGGTGCATTTGAGCTGATCCACAGAATCGAGCGTGTCATTGTCCATCCTGAAAATTCCGACAGCTAGGATCTTCGAGCCGCTGCTGATGCCCTCGCGTTACAAGGGGGCGTATGGCGGGCGCGGCTCCGGCAAGTCGCATTTCTTCGGCGAATTGCTGGTCGAGAGCTGCCAGGCCGAGCGCGGCACGCTCGCGGTTTGCATTCGCGAGGCGCAGCGGACGCTGGCGCAGTCCTCCAAGCGACTGATCGAGGGCAAGATCGCCGGCCTCGGCCTCGGCCACCGGTTCAGGATATTCAACGACAAGATCGAGACGCCCGGCGACGGCGTCATCATATTTCGTGGCATGCAGGATCACACCTCCGAATCGATCAAGTCGCTGGAGGGTTTCCGGATTGCCTGGATCGACGAGGCGCAGACTCTGAGCGGGCGCAGTCTCGCGCTGCTGCGCCCCACCATACGCGCGGCAGGATCGGAATTATGGGCGAGCTGGAATCCGCGGCGCAAGTCGGATGCGATCGACGATTTCTTCCGGGCGAGGCGGCCGGCGGGCGCGATCCTCGTCAACGCCAACTGGCGCGACAATCCCTGGTTTCCTTCCGTGCTGGAGGACGAACGCCAACTGGACCTGTCGCGCTACCCCGACCGTTACGATCATATCTGGGAGGGCGATTATGTGAGGGCATTCGAGGGCGCCTATTTCGCGCAGATGCTTTCCGAGGCGCGGGCGCAGGGCCGCATCGGCAAGGTCTCCGCCGATCCCCTGCTGCCGCTGCGCGCCTTCATCGACATCGGCGGCTCCGGTGCTACTGCCGATGCCTTCACGATCTGGATCGTGCAGTGGGCGGGCGCGGAAATCCGCGTGCTCGACTATTACGAAGCGGTCGGCCAGGTGCTGGCGTTTCACGTCAACTGGCTGCGCTCGCGCGGCTATGCCAACGCCATCCTTTATCTGCCGCATGACGGCGTCAACGAGAACAACATCACCGGCAAGCGCTACGAGGACCATCTGCGCGAGGCCGGCTTCACCGTCGAGCCGCCGGTGAAGAACCAGGGCAGAGGCGCGGCGATGATGCGCGTCGAGGCGCTGCGCCGGCTCGGACCGCAGCTCTGGTGGAACGAGGCAACCACCGAGCCCGGCCGCGACGCCATCGGCTTCTATCACGAGCGCAAGGACGACGCGCGCAACATCGGCCTCGGGCCGGAGCACGATTGGTCCAGCCATGCCGCCGACGCGCTGGGACTGATGGCGATTTGTTATCAGGAACCGGGCCGGAGCGGGAATTTCAACCGAGCGATCAGGTATCGGGAGCAGGGGTGGGTGTAGCGGGGGCGGACTTTGGATAAAATGTGCGGCCGAACGAAATTGACGATGTTCCGCTTTTTTCTAAGCACGATCCTCCTCCTCCTTGCTCTCTAGACCGTGAGCGAAGCCAGAAGCACTCATGCGCGACATCGCTTGTACCGCCACTGCCGCGTTACGGGTTGCCAGCCGGGCCGCTTCATTGGCCGTCGGATCCGGCGGCGACGCGTTGGCTCGAGGACATGTATCCGTGACAGTGCGGTCTCAGGCCCCTAGCCAACCAATGGCGGTCCTATGATTATCTTCGATATCCTGGTCGATATGGTTGGATACACAGTAGCGCGATCAGTCTTGCCGCTCTGTTCGTTTCACAGAATACATGTCCAGCCTCTCAATTCTCCGGAAACGAGATTTAATGCACTCGGCTACCGGTATGATGACAGTGGACGAATAGAGATAGAGTCGACGATTGCAGGCTTCATAGGATTTGTCATCTGCCTCATCGCACTTCTTGCATCTGGAATACCGATCCGGGCTGTTGCGTGAACATTCCCAATCCGGGAATTGCTGGGCGGCGTGGTGGATCCTCTGAAGGCGTGCGGACGAGGGACGCAAAATGTTCGCTAGCGGATGCGTCCTCGAGCTGACACGGATTCGGTGACTTGGCGCCTTCGGTGACCGACGCGCGGGTACCCAGAAGCCGGTGCGAAGCCTGAGCCGCAGGATTGCCGACGGGCCGCAAGTATCTGTCTTCGGCGCAGCCACGCCGCCAACGCGCTCAGCCTGATGCCGATTTATTACCAGGAGCCGGGGTGTGGGAGTCTCAACCGGGTGATCTGGTATCGGGAGCAGGGGTGGGCGTGAGGGGCAAGCGAGCGATCATCAGTCCTGCCACACCTTCGCAATCCGGTTGAGCCGCTTGCGCCACCTGCCGATCTGCGACTGCCTGACGGCGAGCCGGTCCCACGGACCTGCACAAAACATCCTGAAATTATCCGCGATAAGTGGCGGGAAGGCGCACCAAGAGGCCGCACGGAAAGTGGAGAACTGATCTGCCGAGTTCTTCGGGCAGACAGGGACGAGTAGATGCTTCGAATTGCAGGCCAGGCGATCGCCGTGCTGGCCGTTCTCGGAACGGCGCTGGCGTTTGCCCTGCTCGCTTACGTTTCCTGGCGCGACAGCAACGTGAGCAGGATCGCCGTATCGAGGTTATCGGACCTCGAGGAGGTGTTCGAGGTCGGTGCTTCGAGCCTTCGGCTGAGAAACCCGGAATTCCTCAAGGTGTGTTTCACCGGGGATTTTGTTCATGCCTTGAAGGATGCACAGGAATGGTTCCGCGTGGACGAACCCGAATTCAAGCGGGCGCTTCGGGCGGCTGGCGGGCGGGGTGATGTATTCAACGACGATGAACATACCTCGATCGTTCTGCTTTCCCATTCGTCGGCTCTGATACTGCAACTCGACTGGCGACGGGGAATGCTGCTCGCAAATGTCGGCTGTGCAAGTACCGGAACCGCCGACATCCAGATCAAACGATATCAGACCAATCCCAGCGTCGAGCTCCATCTTCCGAATGCGACGCCGAAATCACCACGAGGCTCGGGGCTGCCACGGGCCACATTGTGTGAAGAAAAAATGGAAAGGTTCGTTGAGTCGATTGATGACCTTCTGGGCAAGCAAGTACTCGAGGATGAGCTCTTCTGGGCTGTGGTGAGAAAATACCTGCCTGCCACGGGCTGCACTGCCAATGAAGTCGTTTCAGTAATGAGCAGATCCAGGTTTCTTGTGGGGCCGCTAGGCGGCACGCGTCAAACCATGGGTTTAACAAACGGGGTGATAGGGGTCTTGTTTCAGTTGGACAAGGACACAGGAGAAATTGACTGGCCTCAACTAGACACACCGTACGGGACTTTTTCTTGAAGTTTTTAATGCGGAGCAATTACGTCGATGCCAGACAGGATCTATGTCACCTATACACCAACCGGTGGCCCGGAGAGCTTTCATGCGGCGATCCACTATCAACGCACGGATTCTGCCGGGAACATCATCAGGCATGACGTTATCGAAGCGAAACCCGAAAAAGACCTGAGCGTTCCGGCAAAGGCAGTCGGCGTTATCAAAGAGGCGTTGCGCACGGACGATGGTTCTTCAAACTTCGGTCGAGTCAAGGCAATCGTCCGGAACGGTCAAGCGCCTAACGCCGGAGGTTACCCGAGCAGTGATCCTGATGCGCCCTATGAGGTCATTGCGGAGAGCGATGATCTCAGCGGCCATCTTGCACGGATGCAGCTTTACGCACATGGCGTCAACCGGGCGGGATTCGCCTATCGAGGTCATCGCCAGAATAGCAATACGTTCGCGGGGTGGGTTCTTCGGGCCGGCGAACGTCCGGGACCGAGGGGCGTGGCTCGCGATCCCGTGGGACCCGCCGGCGAGTTGCTGGAGTTCTTCACGCCAGGCCTGAACGAACCGTGGGAGCCTCCCATCGGCCCGAGCGATGAACCAAATGTCATGCGTGATTTCAGCGGCGGCAACGGAAACCGGAATCCTCGTCCTGCGGGCCGCTCCGGCGATCATCCAGCTTCGTCAATGCTCAGGCCGCAATATTCACAGGAGACGCCGCCCGTTCGACGCCTCGACCGGAGGGTTGTCGGCGAGACGCTCCACGATCGCTTCGGCAACTGGATTTCCAGTGACGGAGGCGTCACCCCGCGCAATCCAAACCTGCCTGTGCCGCCGCCGGAGCCCGGCAGACCGCTCGGGATCGTTACCGGCAAGCCGATGCCGGAATGGATCACGCCGCCGGTCCGGGGACAGTCAGGTCTTTCCAAAGCTCCCGGCAGCGGCGACCGGTTCACTTCTTCGGCAGGTGTTTTCGGGAATGGCGGTAAATCGCGGACATCCACATTCGATGCGCGCGCGATGGTGCCGCCGCCGATTCCTTCCGATAGTTCAAATCACGCGGGCGGCCTCTTGGGGCGGCTTGCCGCGCTGGCGGGCGTCGATCCGCAGAACCCGGACCAGCTTGCTCCGCCGGCCGGCGGGCTGCTCGGGCTTTATCTGAACGGCAGGCGTTAGCCTCGAATGCTTCAGCTTCTCCGGTCCAGGGCCTGTCATCGGGCCGCGCGCCGCGCGGATCCGTTGGCGCCGCCCCGGAATGACGGATTGTCACATTCGCTCCATTCAAATTGAGACTTTGCCCATGTCAAGAATATCCGCATCCGATCTCAAAGCCATGCTGGCGTCCGAGAAAGCCGACGCGCTGGCCGGGATCGCCGCCACGCGGCTGATGGAAGATCGGGCCGATGCGATGGATTATTACCTCGGCGACATGCGCAAGGACATGCCGGCGCAGGACGGTCGCTCGCGCGCCGTCTCGACGGACGTGGCCGATACCATCGAAGGCCTGCTGCCGTCGCTGATGGATATCTTTGCCGGGTCCGACGAGGTGGTGCGGTTCGAGCCGGTCGGGCCCGAGGACGAGGCGGCGGCGCAGCAGGAGACCGACTATGTCAACCACGTCTTCATGCAGCAGAATCCCGGCTTCATGATCCTGTATTCCTTCATCAAGGATGCGCTGCTCTCGAAAGTCGGCATCGCAAAGGTGTGGTGGGAAGAGCGCGAGGAGGAGAGCCGCGAGACCTATTACGATCTCAGCGACGACCAGTTCGCGCTGCTCGCGCAAGCCGTGATGGAATCCGGCGGTGCGATGAAGATCGTGGCGCATACGGTGCATGATGTGGGCGAGGCGCAGAAAACATCCGAGGCAACGAGTTGACGGACATGTCCGGTACTCCCTGTCGAGACTTGCTCGATTGACGTTGTTCATGGTATGTTCTATATTTATGGAAAAGGGTTGGTTCGTGAAGCTGAACAGGAGCGGGGTAGCAGGCTGCGCAGCCTACACGGTCGCGATCATTTGGCTGATTACAACGCGTTACTCTGGCACTGAGTCTCCTGCTGTCGACGCAGCAGAATTCTTTTTGGTTACCTACCCTCTGGCGTTCCTGGGCCTGAATATGTTTGGACCGGAGGAATTCTGGACCAAATATCAGCTTTTCTTTTTTCCAGCGTGCTACGTAGTTGCCTATCTCGTGGGATGCGGAATCGGCTGGATTTTCGGTTTCGAAAAACCCAGAAAGCCGTAAGCCATCCGATACGCCCTGGCGTTCGTTGCCTTGCGATGCGGCCAAACGCAGCGCCCGCGGCCCTCCTCGACACGGAAGCCGTTACTTTTCAAAAACCGACCAGTGAATGGGCTCGGCGCAGACGCCATCATTCCGGAGGAATGACTATTGGCGTCAAGCCGGGCGGCGGGCTGGCCGCTCGCAATGAACGCGAGCGCAATTCTTCAATCGAACAGGCGACGAAATGTCAGACCGTCAAAAAGGAAATCCGAGGCCTAACGGATTCTCGGTTTCAGTAGTTCCATCCTTTGGCCGCCTTGGCGTCAGAGGATTATCGGGGACCTACTATTGGGATCCGGGCTCGGTCGATAGTCCATCCGTTACTCTGACCGGAGTCGCAGGCACGGGGGTAGACAACAATTCTGCGGGATT